AAGGCCACTTTGGCAGCCTCGTAGGATGGGGCGGGGGACGCTGTCCGCCCCGATCTTGACGCGACGATTGCGGTTCGATCACCGCCGTGCCCCACTTTTGGGGCCGATGAAGCCGTGGCATCGGAAGTAGTCGATGCGCAGCAGCGCGCTTTTGCGGAAGGTGGCACCTTGACGGGCTCTACGGCCCACGCCAAGACCACGACAGCCGAAACGGAGGGACAGGCGGCCGATGACGAGGCCGACATTGGTGTCCGTACCGCACACGGCAGATTCCCGCATATGGGCGACAATAGAGTGTTCCTCTTCAATGGGGACCCTCGTAATCTCGAGGCAGCACAGGCTTTGCGTGACAACGGGGTGGGCAACTTTGACCCCTCGATACGCGAGCACAAGAGCATGGAGCGGGCATTGGCCGAGTTGGAGGAACGCCTCTTCACCGAGAATGCCATGAGAAGCTCACTGTGCCGCTACGAGAATGTATGCAGGACGGCGATGCCGAAGAAGCTCTCGGAAGAGCAAAAGATGCAGTGGCATCTAGACGCGATGAACCAAGCTGAAGGGGGACGCGGGCTCTTTTTAGATAGGCCATCCTTCAGCAAATTCATTGCGGCTTTTCCCAAATCAGAGGTGAGTGCGAAAAACAAGCCGCGCCCTATCGCGAACCACAAAGAGGTCCGCCTTACGGCGCTTGCGAAGATCGCATGGATCTTTGAAGACGTCATGTTCCACGGGTTGGAACAAATGAGTATCAAACACCGCGCTAAGAGCCACGTTTTAAGCGACGTGGCGAAGAACCTCTCTGAGATGAAGAGGGGGAAGTGGTGTGAAAACGACCTCACGGCGTTTGAGTTCGGCATCTCGAAGCAGCTCAAGGCTGCCGAATGCCGCATCCTGCAGCACATAGCCGATTTCGTCGGCTTGGAGGAGACGGGGTCGCTGCTTTTTGAGCGGGTCCTTTGCGATCGCACCGAGAGCGTCGTCTGGTCAATGACCTATAAAGACGAGGCCGGGGAGCGACGCACCTTCAAGCTATCCTTGCCGCGCGCGATGCGAGAATCGGGAGACCGTTTAACATCGTCCGGCAACTTCTTCCAAAACTTACTCGCTTGGTTATCTTTTCTGGTCGCGCCAGAACACATGGACAAGGCCGTCCAGTCCTTGATCAAGACCAGGGGCAAGAGTTTGTTTTACATAAGCGCCCGCGACGGCGAAAAGTACTTGGCACGACTCGTCTTTGAAGGCGATGATACGGTCGGCCGAGTGGAAGAAGCGGTGTGGCTACCGGCGTACGAGGGGGGGCCGTCTCTCATTGACGACTTTTTCAGGCGCTGGGGATGGAAACCCAAGCTCCTGTGGAAAGCTGAGACTGGCTATGACTACGCTCGCGTTGTGGGGTACGACATATTGCTCCACGACAACGCTGCTGTATATCAGGGCGACGACCTTGTCGCGTGCCCTGAGATGAAACGTCTGCTTAATACCAAACAGTGGACCACAACCGCCGTCACTCCGGAGCAGCGTAAAACCTGCACACGGATTTTTGCGGCGACGTTGGGACGGGAGTTCGCGCGGTGTGAACCATTCTGGGCTTTTTGTAAGGGCGTGTATGACGCAAACCAGGGTGGAGCCGCCGTTACGGACGAGATGGTACGTGAACAGTTTCTCGCCTGTTACGGCGAGCTTCCCACACATGGCTCGCGCATGTTAAACGACATGCCCTTTCCCGACTTCGAAGGTGTGAAGCCGGATGAGTGGCAGGCGTTGGCCCGGGTGACATGTGGGGAATTCACGGGTGCAGAGTGGGCTGCGGCTTCGGCAGTGCCAGACGTGAATGTCCACGGTTTGGACTTACGTACGCACTACCCCGCGTCATGGATCAGCTGACCGCGACGGCGGTCGGCGTAGGGGCCATTTTGGCCAGTAGGGAATTCAGGTGTTTGTTTTGTTTGAGTCCCGCGCGAGACGCGCGTAAATTACCCGTGGGTTGTCACAGAGCCTGCGTGGGTGGCACGCTTCTACAGCATCGTTGGACGGCGACTGTAGCAAGATAGAGCGTCGATTGGCGTGCCATGAGAAGATCGGCGGATATATATCCTTAGGCCGCCTAGGGGGGGGGAGAGAGAGAGATGTGTTCCGGTTGCCACTGGGGGGAGCTCTACTGACCGTGAATGTTCGCGGCGATAGCCCAGTGGATGGCGCTGCTTGACAGGCAGTGCCCCAGCAGCCGCACGTGGCGGAACACACCTCGCAACGCGTCTCACGCGCTTGTTCGGCGACGCTACTCTCTTTGCCCGCGACACACCCCGAAACTCTCCCTTATGCCTCAGTAGCGGTAGCCCGTGAAGAGCCTGGGTAGTCTGGAATGACTTGGCGGTGAGGGCGCCACCATTTCCGTGTCCGACGGTTGGGTCCTTTGGAGTGGACGTTGTAAAATGGTGGTTACTACCTGGTGTTGGTGTCGCGAAGCGGTTTAGTAGCTGCGAAAGGGACGATTGGCGGCTTAGGCCCCGCTTTTCTGATCTTCAGCAGAAGTAATGTGGTGAAAGACCGTGGATCACGCGTTCGGCTATCGCGGCCGGGTGCGCAAGTTCTTGGGGCTCACGGAAGCCCCAAGTCCACCAGGAGTACAAAATGGATTTGCTGGGGTTTACGGCCCAGCCCTCGGATTTAGCATGTGGGAGTAGCTCTCCTTTTCTCATTACAAACACCCGGCAAGACGCAGTTGCCTGCGCGCTGCCCTGTCGTTTAGCCGGCGGCGGGGCGGTCCTCTTTTTACCCGATAGGTGGGTGGTGGCCCGAAAACAAATAAACATTAAGGGCAGTAGCTTTATAGCGATAACTGGGGGGCTCGACTCTTAGGTGCTATCTGTGACGCACTCCCCCCCAGATAGCAGTTTCCGCGTGGCCGCGTGCCGCGTCGCCGAATTCAGCCAGTATTTATCATAATGCCGCGCAGTCGCCGTCAAATGGCTGCGCTCCGTTCCGAAGTACGCAACGCGAGAGCCGCCCTGTCGGGCGGGGGAAGGAGGAAGAAAGGCGCGGGGCGTCGTGGCAGGCCCCAGCAACAGAGCGAGACCTACACGCGTCCTTATCGCCAGGGCATGGCGGCAGTGCCGACGACCGCTTTCAACGGCGGGCCCCGCATTCCACGCGGGCCGTCGATGATGAGCGTGTTCGACGCGACGAAGACTTGCCACTTGCCGCTGCCCCGAGCTATCGGGCCATATGCGGTAGTGCGCACCACGACGTTGCACCGGAGCTCTGCGCCGGTTGTGATACTCGGGCCAATGCAGTTGTCGGACCTGACGGGGCAGGAGCGCCCCGTTTGGAGTTCCTTCGCAGGCGTCGAGTGTGTCAACCCCGGGGCGGCGATGAATGCGCAGAACAACACGATTCCGATCCCGATGTTGCCCCTCGCGGACACGTCCGGAGTCATTCAGAACGGGTGGTCGAATTGCGAGCTGGTGCCAGCGGCCTTCACGGTCCAAATTATGTACCCGAGTCCTGTGGGGACGGCGGGTGGTGTGGCACGCATCGGCAAGCTGAAGACCAAGTCCTACCTGAAAGACAACGCTCGGACGTGGAACGCCTTCGCAGATCAGTTCACTTCGTACAACGCGCCACGACTGTGCGCCGGTGGTAAACTGTGTTTGCGGGGAGTACAAGTATCCGCGACTCCTTACGATATGGCCGACCTTGCTGATTTCACTCCGCTCCGCGGAGAAAGTTCAGTCCCATTCTCATGGGATGCGGCTCGGTCACAGGAGTTCGCGGGCTTCGCGCCCATTGTCATCGTGAATGACTTATCCACCGCGGACCCTCCTTTGTTGGGCGGGTTGGAGTATTTGATCACGATTGAGTGGCGCGTTCGGTTCGACCCATCCAACCCTGCTCAGGCCGCGCACGTGCTGCGGCCGCCGAGCACGGAGTCGATGTGGGCCAAGGCAGTCGCGGGAGTTGAGGCAGCAGGGCACGGCGTTTTCGACATCGCCGAGCGGGTCGCCGAGTTCGGCGCCCGTCACCCCGCCCTCGTCCGTGGCGCTGGCGAGGCCATCGGCCTCTTATAGTCGTATTTTTGCGTGTTAGGCGACGTTTGCACACGCGGTTTCGTCCCGCGGCCTGCAATCGCTCACTACGGTGCGGGGTGAGCAGCCACACTGTGTGGTCTCGACCGGCT